TACAAGCTAAGATAGATGAATACTTTAAAATGTGTGACGAAAAAGAAAAACCATATACAATTACAGGGTTATGTTTATATTTAGATATAGATAGGTCAACACTATTAAGATATGAAGAAAAAGAAGAGTATTGCAACACAATAAAAAGAGCAAAGAATAGAATAGAAAATTATGTTGAAGAAAATAGTTTAAAAGGATTATTAAATCCAACTGTTTCGATTTTTAATTTAAAGAATAACTTCGGATGGAAAGACAAACAAGAAATTGAAACAAACCAAAACATAAAATTGGATAATCCATATAAAGAACTAAGTATAGAGGAATTAAAGAGATTAGCAGGTGATTAGATGATACCTGAATATGTAAGACAACAAGCCAAATTAGAATTAGCTAGACGCAGTATATGGGAATATAGTAAATTAAGACATCCTAACTTTTTTAAAGAAGAAAGAACATACTTAAAAATAATGTGTGAAGAAATACAGAACTTCACAGAACAAGAAGAATACAAGTTTTTATTATTAAATATACCTCCTAGACACGGAAAGAGCTTTACAGTTAAAAATACAGTTGAGTGGCTATTCGGACATAATCCAAAGTTAAAGATAATAACAGGATCGTATAACGAAATACTATCTGGAATATTTGCGACACAAGTAAGAAACACGATACAAGAGGAAAAAACAGATGAAAAGATAATTTATTCTGACATATTTCCTAACACAAAGATAAAATATGGCGAAGCAAGTGCGAAGTTGTGGGCATTAGAAGGCCAAGAAGAAAAGAGTTATTTAGCAACAAGTCCAACAGGAACAAGTACTGGTTTAGGTGCTGACATAGTAATAATCGATGACTTAATCAAGAATGCAGAAGAAGCTTATAACGAATTAACATTAGAAAAACATTGGTCTTGGTTTACTAATACAATACTTTCAAGATTAGAGGGTAATGATTGGAAAGTTATTATTGTAATGACTAGATGGAGTGAAAATGATTTAGCAGGAAGATTATTACAAAGTGAATACAAAGACTTGATTAAAACAATATCATTCCCAGTAGTTCAAGAAGATGGTTCAATGTTATGCGATGAAATAATGAATAAGCAAACATACGAATTAAAGATAAAAGAAATGAACCCAGATATAGCAGAAGCCAACTACAATCAAAAACTAATTGATATGAAGAATAGGTTGTATGGAGAGTTTAAAGTATGGGAAGAACTACCTAGATATAACAAGAAATGTAACTATACAGACACAGCTGATACAGGAGAAGATTACTATTGCAGTATTAACTATGTTGAATATGACAAAGAAGTATATATCACTGATATTTTATTTACACAAGAAAGTATGGATATCACGGAAGAAGCAACAGCAGACCTGTTGTTTTTAAATGATGTAAACGAGGCAGTTTTTGAAAGTAACAATGGTGGTAGGTTTTTTAGTAAAAAAGTTGGCGACAAGATAAAAGAGAAATACAAGTCTAATAAGTGTGTTATTAAGCCTAAGGTACAACGAAAAAATAAAGAGGCAAGAATACTTGCTAATGCTACATGGGTAAACGAGCATATCTATATGCCTTTTAATTGGCAACACAAATACCCAGAGTTTTATAAGCACATTAAAAACTTTATGAGAAAAGGTAAAAACTTACATGATGATGGTGCTGATGTATTAACGGCAATAGCAGAACAAATAAATCAAAAGCCAACAATTCAAGTTGGTTATTCAAGAATAATGTAGGAAAGGAAGATAAAATGATACAAGTAAATAAAGACTTCTTAAAGAACGAGAACTATATTAAAACAGTAATAGAAAAAGCCAAAAAAGAAATGAAAAAGAAACAAGCAAGATATAATCGTTACACAAGAAGTGCAAGTAGAAAAGATGTAGATGTAGCAATAGAATATTATGCAACAACAATAGCAACTGGTTATTTTGCAGGTGTTGCTCCTGAAATAACAATAAAACAAGAAACAAACCAAAAGAAAATATCAATATTAAAAAAACTATTTAATAAAATAGTAGGTAAAAATGCAGATAAAGAAGAATTTCAAATAATGATAGATTATATAAGAGAATATAACGATGATCCTACTGTGTTTTATAATTTAGCAAAAGACTATTTTATTACAGGAAGTTGTTATGCTTTACAATACGAAAATGATGATAATAAGTTAATATATGCAGATATTCCTTCAACACAAACAGTAGCATTATATGACTTTTCTACACCAGTGCAAAAAGTAGGTATTATGAGAATATGGACTGAACAAGATAGTACTGGCAAAGATGTGGAAATGGTTAATATAATAACTGATACTGAAAAACTATATTATAAAAACGATATCAAAAATAAAAAAGAATATAAGCTTGATGTAGATATGACTGAAAAGGTAGAATGGTTAATAGTTCCTGCATTTGCAATTGAAAATCCAGATGGCTTATGTATATTCTCTGTTGTAGAAAGTTTAATAGATGCTTTAGAAACAATAATTAAAAATAATAAAGAAACATTTGAACAAAATGCAGATGCTAAATTGATAGCAATTGGTTATGCACCTGAAAACGAAATGTTTATAGAAGACGAAAAAGGAAATTTAGTAGTTAACCAAGCAAGAATAAAAGAAGATAATGCAGTATTAAATGCTAAAATGTTATATGTTAGTGGCGATAAGGACAACAGAGGCGACTTTAAATGGTTGCTTAAAGAATTAAATGATACAGCAAGTGAGAACCATAAGAAAACTCTGATAGAGTTTATTTTTATGATATTATGTGTACCTAATTTAACAGATGTAGGTTTTACAAATGCAGATAATAGTTCAGCTTTAGAAAAGAAGTTCTTTTCACTAGAACAATTAATAATTCAAACTGAAAAACTATTCAAAAAAGAATATTTGGCAATGTTTGAAAACTTTGTGGATAGAATTAATAAAAAATATTCAACAAGTTTTGATTTTAGCGAAATAAACATAACCTTTAAAAGAAATTTACCAACAAACAAATTGGAAGTTGTTAACATGTGGAAGGGATTAAGAGGAATAGTATCAGATGAAACAGTAATATCTAATTTACCATTCGATATTGATGTAGAAACTGAACTAGCAAAGAAAAAAGAACAAGATGAAGAAAATATAATGAAGTTCCAAAGTAATATGGAAAATAATAAGAAAGTAGGTAATGGCGATGTGGAAGAAGATACAGGAAAAGCAAAAGAATTACCTAAAGGACTACAAGAAAAAACAAAGGTTAATGATAGATGAAATCCAAAACATTGTTGATAGCAATAAAATGTCTATTGATGAGATACACGATGTAGCAGATACTAACAAGATAAACAAGTTCAAAAGAAAGATAATAAGTACATTTGATGAGATTAAGAATGTAGACAAGCCTATTGATAACAAATATATAGAGTTTTTAGGTAAATCTTACTTGAATAAAAGTAGAATAACAAATAAAGATATAATGTTGTTCTTAATCATGCTAGAATACCTTAAATTAGCACTTAAATTAAACGATTATGAGTTGTTTAAGGAAATTATAACAATAGCACATAATCACGCTGAAAACGAGTGTAAAAAGGTATTGGGACAAGTTAAAAAAACAAGACCTATAAGTGTACTCAACACAATGCTAATGACAATGCCAACACATTTAGGTTGGGTTTGGAGTGATTATATTCTTAACGAAATAAATTACAATGCCAATCAGTTGTTTAAGCAAATAGTAATAGATATTCAACAAGGAAATGAAATTGATTTGAATAATGATATTTATAAAAGAATTTTTGAAAAACAACAAAGAACACATTTTAATATTGATGGCGACAAATATAGTGGGGGAGTAGACGCTCAATCAGTATTTATTGCTAATCAAACAATATTAGAAGTAGGTAAAGACTATGGTATGGAAAAAGTAATGTTTATATCAGATTTATGTGGTAACGTTACGAAGATGTGTAAGAATATGCACAAGATGGTATTTAATCTAAAAGGACAAAACATATTTGATAGATGGTATGGAGATAGTGCTAATGATTTAAAAGAGGTAATAGTTGATATAGATGGGCTAGTATTAGGAATAAACCAACCACCTATTACGGGACATTTCCATTGGTGCCATAGCACACTTACTTATCAAATAGATGAAGGGTTAGCAGATGAAAAAAGCGAGAAGTTATTAGAAATGAATAAAACTGCCAAAGAACAATATGAAAGATATAAAAAGTATTTTGGCGATGAAGTACCTAACACATTGAAAGGGTTTATCGAGATAAGAAGAAATAATCCTAAAGAATGGGAAAGACTGAAACGAGAGTATTTTGATAAGCGAAGAAGCTATAAAGGTTAATTAAGACAAGAAATTGTCTTTTTTAATACACTACTTTGTAGGTAGTGTACTGACGATATAGATAGAAAGCAATAGTTTTACTATTATGAGTATATATCGTTGGTACAGTGTCTATAAGGCACTGAAAGAGCATAGAAATATGTTCTTTTATTATTCCATAAAAGATTTAATGAGTTGGGGCAAAAAGCAACAACTTGGGAAAGGAGAATTAAAATGGAAGAAGAAAAAACAATGGTTGAAGAAACCAACAATGAAAATGCTGGGGCAAGTGAGGATAATGTAGTTAAGACTTTTGATGATTTATTGAAAGAAAATAAAGATTATCAAAGCGAGTTTGACAAGAAGATAGCAAAAGCACTTGAAACAGCAAGAACAAAATGGGAAAAGGAAGCAGAGGAAAAAAGAACTGAAGCTGAAAAATTAGCAAGTATGAATGCAGAGGAAAAGCATAAGTATGAACTTGAAAAATTAGCTAAAGAAAGAGATGAAGCGACATCAAGGTTAAATGCTTATGAATTAAAAGAACAAGCAATCAAAATTGCTAATGAAAAGGAGTTGCCTATTTCCCTATTAAACGTCATTGACTACACAAAAGAAAATGCTGAAAGCATTAAAACAAAGATTGAAGAAATCGAAGTTGTTTACAAGCAAGCAATTCAAAGTGGAATAAATGACAGGATGAAAGAAAAAACTCCTAAAACAGTTATGTCTAGTTCAACAAGTGAAATAGACAATTATTTAAAAGAAAAATATAAAGACAACCCATATTTCAAAGGGTAAAAAGAAAGGAATGAAAAAAATGGCAATTTTATACAAAAATCAAAATGTTGATGAGAGATATTCAGCAACAATCGAACCAAATTTATATAGTGACACAGTTTTAATACCTGGTGTTACATACACAGACAAATACATGGAAGGACCAGCTGGTGGTATTTACGTTCACAAATTAGATAGTGGAAACGAAGTAGAACCGGGAACCCCTGGAAGAGATTTTAATGATGAACATACAGAAGACGATTTAATACCTATAGTGTTTAACAACAACTTCCAAAAATCAAGAAAAATTTATGGAGTACAAGCAAATGCAGTGGCATTCCCAATAGGTGAAGCATATTTAGCAGATGCGCTTAATGTAACAAAAGAAGGAAGACAATATTCAGGTATCGCTTGTATGGTGCAAGAAGGTACAGCGAGCTCTAATACAACTCCAACAACTGAGGGAACAGTAGTAGAGGATTTAATTGGTCTAAGAAAAGAAGTCAAAGATGGTAAAGGAAAAGCAAATTTTGCATTAGTTTCTACTGATATTTATGCTAAATTACTTGCTAAATTAGGTTTAGCGGGATATGCTGACCCAGCTATTAAGAGTGCAGAATTATTAAAGAGATTTGGTATGAATATTATTGAATGTAATTCATTCGATAAAGCAGCTGCGAAATATTACGATAAGACTGGGACTCTTAAAGCAGTCGATTTAAGAGATGTTGAGATGATAGTAGGTAACTTTGAAGCTTTTACAGTATTAGACAATATGGAAATGTATCGTTTAATAGATAGTGAAAACTTTAATGGCTCTAAAGCACAAGTTGAATACAACACAGCATTCACAGTTACATCTCCAGCTCAAATCGTGGTTAAAAAAACAACTGAAACACCAAGTGTTTAATAAGTAAAACGAAAGTGAGGCGATAAGTAATGAAAGAAGAAATTATCGCTGATTTGGGAAGTAATTATAGAGCATCCGATGAAGAAGTGTTAGAAAAAATACTAACAAGAGTAACAAAAGATGCTCTTTTTATTTCTAATAGAAAAACAAGCGATGGACTAGAAAGTGAAATAATTGAAGCAGTCAAGAGTTTATATTTGTTAAGAGGTACTGAAGATGTCGAAAGTCTATCTGAGAGTGGTAAATCTGCAAAGTATAGAGATGTTATGAAGAAGTTAAGACAAGATATAGTTTCAAATGGCAAGAGGAGAATATTTTAAATGCAATTAAGATATTTAAAGAGTGTTGACTTAAAAAAAGCAACAAGAGAAAAACAACCAAACGGAACATATATTGAAACTTTAACTTTAATATCTAGTTATAGTGTACAAACGCAAGAATTAAACGATGATGTGAGTGTAAGCATGTATGGAGCAGATATTAATAAAATAGCCCGTATTAAGTCTATAAATAGGGAATTAGAGGTATATCTAAAACCAAAGGTAAACAATGATAATGACAATGTATCTAAATACTATATTATTATGGATGATACACAATACAAAATAAGGTCAGTTCGTGAAAATTGGATTGATATTGAAGCAATCGGTAAATGTGAGGAAGAAATACCTTCAATATGAGAGATATAAGCGAAATGGCTACTGTTTTAACTAATAAACTAGAACAAAAACTAGAAAAGTTAAAACAAGCACAAAGAGATACAGCCAAAGTAATATGGGAAGATACAGTTAATGAAGCACCTACCACCGAAGATAATTATATATCTTCAATTCAAATTAGTGATACTACACAAGATAAAGATGTAATTAAAACATCAATATTTAGTGATTTAACAGTATGGTGGGAAAAAATAGGCAGAAATATACCTTTGGCATGTTTCTTAGAATGGGGTACTGGACCTCTAGGAGAAAGTACAAATACATACCCTCATGGATATCCTTATACAACAGATAAACCGTGGAATTATGAAGCTTGGGCTCAATTTTTTGATACAGGAACTTGGGGTATGGAAGCAAGACCACATTTTTATCCTGCACTACAAAAAAATGTTTCATTATATAAAGATAATCTAAGAAAGGCGTTGAAAGAATGAGAGAGTATATACAATCTAAACTAAACGAACTATCAAATATTGAGATAGGACCTTTTATTCCAGATGGAATGATTGAAAATAAGACTACTTATTTTGGTTATCAACTGCAAGAAGATTATCAAAGTAGCGATAATGATAAGAACGATCATATAAGAGTATCAATAATTGGTTTTGTAATTCGCAAAAATAATTCTTCTGAAAACACTCTACAAATTATAGATACTGCTTCAAAACAAATAAAAAACAAACTAAAAGAACTCAATTTTAAGGTGAGTTTACAAGATATAACTTTAAGTGATGATATTCGTAAAATTAAAGTCACAGGTTATGTCTATTACAACGAAATCAACAACAAGTTGATTTTTTAAATATTCAAAAATAGAAAGGAATGATTATAATGAACGAACAAAGAGATTATGCAACAAGTATTGGCTCAATATTAAAATATGGTACTGCTAAAGGAACATACGACAAAAGACTATATGGTTGGTTATCGATTCCTGAAATTGGTGGAGAACCAAACGAAATCGATACAACTACTTTAGATAATACTGAATTTGAAACAGTTAAATATGGTTTAAAACCAGCAGTTAAAATGGCTATCGAGTTTAATATGGAAGAACCAAATACAGAAGCGAACATTAATTTAGTATACGAAATGGCAGAAAGTGAGGAAATTTACTACTTTGAAATAACAAGACCAAGTGGAATTAAACACGAATTTGCTTCAAAAGTTAAATATGGTTACAACGAAATAGGAGTTAATGAAATAGATAAATTCACTCTATATCTAGCGCCTATTGGAGAAGTTGAAACAACAGTTCCAAGTGGAACACCAAGTGTTTAAAAATTAAGGGGTAGAACTAATCTACCTCTTGTTTTTGTATTAGAAATAAAAAAAACGAAAAGGAGAGATAAATAAATGAAATTTTTTGAATTTGAATTAAATGGAGAAACAATTAAATTAAGATTAACAACTTCAAATGCACAAGAAGTAGAAAAGAAAACAGGAAAGGGACTATTTGAATTAGTACAATCAATTAATGTAACAAATATAGTAACTTTACTTATGTATTTAAGAAGAGGGGAAGTACAAAACTTTAGTGAAAAAGATGCTTGTGCTTTATGTGATAAATTAATTGATAACGAGTATACCTATGAGAAAATTATGATGGAAATTATATTTGAGGCTTTAGTGGTATCGGGTTTTTTATCAAAAGAACAACTGGAAGAGACAAAGACTCTGAAAGAGGAAGTCAAAGAGAGCAACAAGAAGAAAGTACTAGAGGATTTACAAAGATAATTGATATTTTATATAAAAATGGTTTAGAAATAGGACTAAATTACAACGAAATGTATGATATGACATTAAAAGAGTTGACAGAAACACTAGAGTATCGCAAAAAGGGATTGGCATATAAATTGTGGAAACAAGCGGAATTAATAACTATGGGTGTAATGGATGTATTAAAAGATAAAAAGAGTAAAGCAATATTTCCAAACAATCCACAAGAAGCATGTCCAGAACTTTATCCACCTAGACCAAGTATAAAATTAAAAACTCCATTAAACAAAAAGTATAAAGAAAGGAGTTGATAACACATGGAAGAAAAATTTAGTGTATCGCTCGAGTTGATGATACAAAAGTTTAAAGATAAAGCAAAACAAGTTCAAGAAGTATCAAAAAATGTTGCTAGCAAGATTAAAGAAAATATGTCAGTTAATGTTGGTGGTAGTGCTTTTAAAAGTATGACTGCTGAAAGTGAACTGTTATTGAATAAAATAAACGATATTAAAGCAACATTAGAAATGGCTAAAACTGATCCTAAATGGTTACCAAAACAAGATATACTAGAAATGCGAGTAGAACTTGAAAAACTCGAAAAACAATATAGCAAATTAAATCAATCAAGTGGAATATTTAGTAATTCATTTAAAAAAATACAAGACGGAATGAATAAATCATTAAAAAGTGCTAAAAGATTTACATTGTCTTTGTTTGGTATTCAATCAGCGTATAGAATGTTATCAAGAGCTAGTTCATCATATTTGGCTCAAGACGAAGAAACAAGTAAAAAGATACAATCGGCATGGATTGGATTAGGTAGTGTCTTTGCTCCGTTATTAGAAAAAATAGCAAACTTCGCTATTAAAGCAGTATCTTATATCAATGTATTTATAAAAGCTTTAACTGGAACTGATTTTTTAGCAAATGCAATGGCTAAATCAATGAATAAAGCTTCAAAAAGTGCCGGTAAATTATCTAAAATGTTGGCTGGTTTCGATGAACTTACTAATTTAGATGATAGTACAAGCGGTGCTAGTGTAGATACAAGTTGGATAGATTCATTCAAGAATGTAGAATTAGATCCAACCTTAGTGCAAAAGATGACCGATTTAGGTTTGGCAGTAAAGAAAGTGTGGGATGAATATTTTTCGCCATTCTTTAATTTCCTTAAAGACAATTGGGATTTAGTAGGAAAAGATGTTGTTGGTTTAGGATTACTTATTGGAATAGTCGTTGATGCGTTCACGGGTAATTGGATAGGTTTAATAGTTAAATTAGTTGGATTTATAGCTTTGTATTGGGATGATATTAAAGCAATATTCAAATTAGGAATAGACATTATATGGGGCATAATTGTTTCTCTGTGGGAAATGATTAAAGGTATATTTGAATTGGCAGTATCGTTAGTTAAAACAACTATGACAATGATTCAAGGATTAATAACAGTTCCTATTGAATTTATCAAAAATGCTTTCTGGAGTATTGTCGATAGTGTTAAAGGTGTAATAAATGGCGTAAAGACTATATTTAGTGGACTGATAGATTTTATAACAGGTGTCTTCACGGCAAATTGGAAAAAGGCATGGGAAGGTGTCAAGACTATTTTCAAAGGTGTATTTGATACATTGTGGAATATAGTTAAATTTCCTATGAACTTAATAATTGATGGAATTAATGCGTTGATTGGTGGTTTAAATAAAATAAGTTTTAAAGTGCCTTATTGGGTGCCAATATTTGGTGGTCAAACATGGGGCATTAAGATACCAAAAATACCAAAATTAGCAGTTGGGACACCTTATGTAGAAAAAAGTGGTTACGCTATGATCCACGAAGGTGAAGCAGTAGTTCCTAAAAAGTTCAATAGTGACGAATATTTTAGTAGATTGGGAACAAATAACAGTGAAGAGACAAATAGATTGTTAGAGGAATTAATTGATAGAGTAGAAAGAATAGAAATCAATCCATATATTACAATTACTGATATAGGACAAGCAAGCCAAAAATATAGAACACAACAATCAAGAATAATAGGAGAGGAGTTGACATAGTATGTTATTATGGCAAGTAAAAATAAGTGGTGCATATACTGATATGAAAACTCCTTCTACCTATAAAATTGACTGGGAAGATTTAGATAACAACTCATATCGTTCAATAACTAGTGGGAATTTAATTGACACAGTAGTGTCTAAAAGTTGGACTAAATTACAATTTAATTATAATTGCTTAACTGAAAGCGAATTACAAACAATACTTCCGATATTAGCAAACAATCCTTTATATGTTAAAGCAAAAAATCCTATCTTCGGAACTGAATATGTAGAAATGGAAATGAGATGTAGCAAGAAATCGGCAGAAATGTTAGAGACAGGAGATTATACACTGTCTTTTAATTTGGTGCAAAAAAAGAAAGTAAGTGGTCAATAATGCTTAAAATATATTTTGATAATGTATTAATTGATGAAGATAGTTATACTGCTTTAACAAACGATTACAAACTTTTTACTGATAGTTTCAAACTAGGAAGTGTGGCATGTAATTCTTTTAAGTTAAGTGTAAATAAATCAATGGTAGCTAATCACCCAACCGATGTAAAGATTGAAGATGATAATACTACTTTTTACTTAATAGTAGATAGCTTTACAGAAGATAGATATGTTTATAATTATACTTTAGTAGATAAGTTAATGTTATTTAATTTTTACTATGACGCCAGCGAAATTATTGAAGAGAAAGCAAGTAATGAAGAATACTGTTATTTAAGTGATATTCTTGATGATATGTGCGAAAAAGCAGGAGTTGAATTAGATCCTGACTATGAGTTTCAAAATGATATAGTAGTAAATTGGTATGATAATCGCAAACAAGCAAGAGAATATTTATCATATATAGCCGAATTACAATATGGATATGCACAAATCAATGAAGATGGAAAATTAACTTTCAAAAGACATAATAGTGAGCCGGTTAAGACAATAAACATTGACGAATGTTCTGATTTTGTTTTAGGAGAAAAAAAAGAAATAACTCGTGTTGTGTATGATGGTGGTGCTTTTAAATGGGAATTTGGCACCGATACAGGAGCAACCCTTTATTTAAATCCTAATAACGTTTATATAACCAGTGAGGAAACGGTTGAAAACATCTATAACGAACTTGCTGGTTTTATTTTTTATAATGTAAGTGCACCACAATGCCCAATTGACAGTTCAGTTAGGGCTGGAGATGTAATTGTATTCACTGATGGTGTAAATGAATATCCAACTATTGCTCAATATTCAATCATATATAACGGTGGTTGGACTGGAGGTTATTCAATATCGGTTAATACAAATTTGCAACAAGAAACACAGATAATCGGTGTTGCTGATAGCGTTAGAAATTTACAAGTTAATGTTGATAGATTGAATAACGAATTTAGTGTTATATCAGAAAAGGTGGATGATTTAACTGATTATATTAGAAACATCGGAAATACAGGAGGTTATATTAAATTAAGCAACACCCCTGAATCACAAGGGGCGATAAATAAATTAAGTATTAAAGGGTTTGATTTAATGACTTTGTATCCAGGTATGGCATATCCAAGTGAATATACATTTCCAGGAGTATTAAATTTTTATACTTTAATATTTGATACAGTCAATACATTTGATAATAATCCTCATTATATATATATCAACAGTCCTGTACCATTACAAAAATTAGGTAGTGTTTACGATGAATTACTAATTGAAGCTAATAAAGTAAAAGTAATACAAAGAATTGGTTATGACTTTGATAACGAGCAATGGAGCATTTTATCTAGCCCTATTACACATGAGTTAAATGATGTGCTATTACCTACTTTTGACGGCGATACTTATATATCAGTAAGATACTTCGATAATCTAGTTTATGATGCAGAATACTTAATTAAAAACGATTTAACTAGCAACTTTGCAACACAACTTGAAAGTTCTTCTCAATTTAGAATTAATCAAAATGAAATCGAAGCGAAAGTTAATAAAGATGGAATAGTAAGCTCTATTAATTTAAGTCCAGAAGCAATAAAAATAGATGCCAATAAAATATCACTAAATGGCTATATTTCAAATGAAGAAGGTAGCTTTGAAATAACAGAAGAAGGTAAAGCAAAGTTTAGAGAAGTAGAAATATACGGTACAAATCTTTACTTGCCTAATGGTGGGCGAGTAATAGGTGGGGATGGAATATTAGGTAATCTAACAGCTTCCACCTACCGAAGTCTTTTAGGGTACGGACAAGTCTCGCACGAGGGCGTTGGTTTGTATAAAGGTTATATTACAGTTGAATTATATATACCCGAAATGTTTACAATTTCAGAAGCGTACATAACGCTTCAGACATTTAGAACC